GTGGCTCATATTTATATCGCAAACAATGCCCAGTATTAAATGGAGATATTTATAATCCTACAGTTAATTATTATGCTGGTTCTCAGATTTACTTTGATTCTGGCTCTGGAACTGGGACTTATACTCCTGTTACTGGTAAACCCCATTATGGTAATTTTTATACCTGTGTAGTTCCTAATACATCTGCTGGTCAGAACCCTAACACAAATCCAGCGTCTTGGGCTAAGATTGAAATTCCTTATATCTTTAGTTCATATATGTCTTGGAACTCTTGTTCTATGTGGTATTCGTCTGAAAATATGATACAAGAGGCTGGTGTTGTGAGTCTAAAGGCTAAAGAAGTGATAGAGCAAGAATACGACAAACTGTTAAATCAACAAGGTCAGTTTGGAAGAATCAATATGTACAAAACTTATTAACAATTTAAACTAACAAAATTATGGGACAAATATCAATCTCCACTCCATTCCTAAGAGGAATTAGTCATTCCGATGTTACAATCGGAACAACTAAATCTTTAATTCTAGCAGCACCTACAGAGGCTTATGTTAAACGCATTGTAGTCATTGTTCAAAACAAATCTTCTACGGCAACCATTCAAGTAATTGGAAATGCTACTGATACAGTAGGACTTTCAGTTCCTCCACTTGGTTCAATTAAGTTAGACAACTACAATGGTGCGTTGTACGCATTTTCATCCTCTGCTGGAACTTCTGTACATATTGCTATTTCTGCCGTCTAATGACGATTCAAGTAGACAATGCACTCCCTCCTAATGTAGTAGAGATAGGGAATGAGATAACACAGGGTGTTGTCGATGGGCTTATGTCTGCAAGTCCGTCTGCGTCTAGTTCTAATCCTTATGCTACTGTAAATGGTATTAGCGGTGTTTATTTGCCATTAGCAGGTGGAACAATGACTGGTGATATTGGTGTTAACTATAACGATTTAAATCAAGTTACATCTATTGTATTTGCTGATAGTACTGTTCAAACTACGGCTTCAACTGTTGGTACTGGTGTTTTACTTTCTGCAAATAATTTATCAGATTTATCAAGTGCATCGACGGCTCGTGGAAATCTCGGATTGGATTATGCGACTACTGCACAAACGATTGCTGGCGTTTCTTCAACGACTGTTGTTTCCCCTGCTACGGCTAAATCCTTACGCTATACGCAGAATAGTTCGGAGATTGATTTAACGCCTTACGCTTGGCTTTCGACTTTCTCAACTTGGACAGGAACAAGAAATCGACTTAATTTTCCTATCTTGGGCTCAACTGCTATTGGAAGTGGTTATTGGAATATTGAAAACCAATTTAGTTTGTTGAATGGTGGTTTTGGCATTGGTATGGATTGGTCAAAACGAGTATCACTTCTTGGTAGATTTGCTCTAAATCAGTCAGTTGCTACAAATAACAATATATTTAGATATACGCTTGGAAAAGGTGGGGGTTCTATTGGTGATTTAACTGTAATGGGAATCGGTGTGCGTTGTCTTTACGGACAAGCACTTGAAATCCAATGCCACAACGGAACTACCTTAACTAATTTCACTACTTCGTTCACTCCGACATTTAATAACACAATATTTGAAGTGAAAGTTGAATCAGATGGAGCAGGTAATTGCACTTGCTTTGTAAATGGTAATCAGGTTGGAACGACAACAGGTGCTCCGACAGGACAAAGTAGTTCTACTCGTTATTGGACTGTATTTGAACTATCATCCTCAACAACAAACACAAATGCACCACAAGCATATGGAAGTGCCTTTAAAGTAAATTACGGATACTAAAATACTAATTTTATGTTCACATATAGAATCACATTTCTAATCGGCAAACTCGATGCTAACGCTAACCCTCCTGCGTTCCTGCCCGTCATCTTCCCTGCCTTCAACGGCGAACCCGTGACGCTGTGCGAGCAATACTGCGATGTCACCTTCTCCGAACCGCAAACCCCTGTGGAAATCAGTCCGCTTATCAAGGTGGAATTGCAAGAACAAATTCAATGAAAGAACCGTATACAATCAAATTAAACGAAGGACAAACTGTTATTGTTTATCATAACGGAAGAGTTCTTATTCGTAAAAAATATGAAGAATGTAAGTCTATTTTTACTGCTTGGGACTCATTTGTTGGTTCTGAAGAAGATGTAGATGCACATATTCAGTTGCTTGGATTGTCATCGGTTAAACGCTCAGAGGCATTTGTTCCTACTGTATCAAATAAAACAGAACAACAAGAAGAACAATTAGCAGAACCAGAACAGCCAGAAGAACAACCTAAATCGGGTAATATTATCACAAATACAGTTTCTTCTGTATGGGGTTCAATTAAATCAATTTTCTCTAAATAAAATGTCATATCTTATTACATCTATTATCTCATTATTAATCGGATTTCTTGTAGGAATCCTTGTTGGAAGAAACAACGCTAAAAAAGTAGAAACTGTCGTATCAACTGCAAAACAAACTCAAGAACGAGGAAGATATATCCTTGATGTCTTAAAGGGACGAAAAAATATTGACTAATGCCTGTAGAACTACTCAGAGATGGTGACATTAAGTTTATCGGGCTTAACAGCCGTGATAATCCTGCGTCATTGCCTGCTGGGTTTGTAAGCAAGTCTCAAAACTTTAGATTTGATAGAGGTATTGCTACTGTTCGCAAAGGATTAAGAAGAAAAACTACTTCCGCTATTCTTGGTCAAGTTATTTATGGAGTTGGTTCATACCTTAATTTAACAGGTCAAGAAATATTTGTTATTGTTGTTACTGACGGAGTATATACTTATAATCCTCAAACAGAAATTCTATCAACTAAAATTGCTTTTCCTGCTGGTGAAACCATTACAACCCAAGATGGTTGTGATGTTGTTACAGCAGTAGATAAGGTTTATATTACAAGAGGTCATTCTAAGCGTCCTTTAATTTGTGCAATCAATACAAGTTCTTATGTAATTACTGGAATTACTACAGCACCTACTTCTGGTACTGGTGCTGAATTTCCTAACTGTTCTGGATTGTTGTATTATTCAAACAGACTAATTTCTACTGGTCAACCTCATTCATCTGGATATACTCCAACTCCTCGCTCAAGAGATAGCGTATGCGTTAGCAATTACTTAGATTTTAATTACTGGGACTCTCTTGATGTATTTACTTTTAATCAAGGTTCTAACGATGAAGTAGTTGCAGTAACCCCTTGGACTATTAATGAGTTCTTGGTATTTTTAAGAAACAGCATTTATTATGTAAATGTAGGAACTGGTAGATATGCTTTTTCTGATAACTTGAACTCAACGGCACAAATGTCTAATCTTGTGTCCGACCTTGGTTGCGTTGCAAAGCGTTCTATTGTTCAAGCAAACGGAGGAATTTTATTTCTTTCTGATAGCGGAGTTTATCAATTAATTCCTAATCAAGTTGGCTCTAATGAGTCAATGAAACTTCTTACAAACTCAGAGCCATTGTCTAAAGACATTGACGATGTTATTTCAAGAATCAATAAAAGTTATGCCTATCGCTCAGTAGGAACTTACTGGAACAACAGATACTACCTTGCCATTCCATTAGACTCATCTACGGATAACAACTGTATTCTTGTTTATAACTTCATTATTAAGGCTTGGGAGTCTGTTGATACCTATCCTTCTGGATTTGATGTGTTTTCATTTCAAGTAGGGAAAAAGGATAATCAGCGTAGATTGTACGGATTTGATACAGACCAAGGATTATTTCTTATGGAGGAATTAGAGTATGATGAATATGGTGCTTCAACAGGTACTCCAATTCTTCCATTTGTTCTTCCTGCTTTATTGTCTGCTTCAGCGTTTACACCTAATCAAATTAACGCAGAACTTGACACTAGAGTTTATACATTTGGTGCTTTAAGAGACAAAAGATTTTCAACGGCTGAATTAGATTTGGTTTGTGAGGCTGGTAGTAGGATTGATACATACGCTGAAACTGTAAATCCAGACACAACAACTCTTGTTGATTCTTTTGGTTCTCCATTAACTGAAGATTCAACTAGAAGAGTTGCTTTAAGAAAAATTGGTTATGGATTAAAACTTAATATCATTTCAAACAACTATAGAACATCCATTAGAGGAATAAACATAACTGCTGTTTTTCTTGGTAAACAAAATATTTCTAAAAAATAAACACTTAACTTTATGGCACAAATTCAAAAAGGCGACACATTCGCAGACGGACAACAGGTTACTGCTTTAAGACTTAATCAATTTCTTGATTCAGCAACAGTTCTTCCTAATATTATTACAGACCAAACAAATATTGCAACCAACGAAGTTGCATCAAATGATACGATGCTTGTTTATGACAACTCAGCAACAGCATTGCGTGAGGCTACAGCATCAGATTTATTAAATTCTAATATTCCTATTACAACTTCATCTGTAACGGCAGGTGCTAATTCTGATGTTACAATTAGCCCTCAAAATGGAACTATTGTAACGGCTGTTTCATATACAGGGATTGGAACATCAAATACGGTAACATCAAGTGGACACGGACTATCT